GTTTCCCAGTCACGATCCAGGACAGCAAGAGAACCCGTTTGAGAAGCTCAAGAACAGGTAAGCCCCCCGCGCCGCGAGGGACGAAGCTCCTCCGCATCATGCGGCGGTATGCCGACGACATTCTGGAAGACAGAATTCCGTCGTGCAAGTGGACGAAGTTGGCGTGTCAGCGCTTCTTAGATGACCTCGATCGGCAGAAGAAGGACAGTTTTCCGTACTACTTTGACGCGAAAGCCGCCGACAAAGTCTGGCGCTTCATAGAATTACTGGTCCACGTCAAGGGAAGATGGGCACGGAAGGATCCTCAGAATCCAGATGGGAATCGTCTGAGGCTCGTTCCGTTCCAGATCTTCATCGTCGGCAACATCTTCGGATGGAAGAAGAAGGCCGATCACAAGCGAAGATTCAGGAAAGCGTCGGTCTACGTTCCAAGAAAGAACGCGAAGTCAACGCTGGCGGCAGCGATCGGGCACTGGATGGCCTGGATGGACGACGAGCCCGGTTCGGAGGTGTATGCGGGGGCCACGACCGAGAAACAAGCCATGGAAGTTTTTCAACCGGCGCGACGCATGGTGAAGAATCTTCCTGGGATGGCGGCGGCGCTGGAGATTGAAGTTGGATCACTGCGGATGTATCGTGAGACTGACGCTTCAAAATTCCAGCCTATCATCGGCAAGCCGGGTGACGGAGCGTCACCGCATCTGTCGATCACTGACGAATATCATGAACACGACACATCGGACCAGTACGACACTATGGTCACGGGCATGGGAGCGCGCGAACAGCCCCTCGCCTTCATCATTTCAACGGCAGGTGACAATCTTGCTGGACCCTGCTACGACGACTGGCTGACGACGAAGAAGGTTCTTGAGAAGATTCTGGAAGACGAGACTCATTTCTGCATCATCTACACGGTTGACGACGATGATGACTGGGCGAGCGAATCGGCGCTAGTCAAGGCGAATCCATGCATTGACGTGAGTGTCAGCCGTGAATTTCTGTTGCAGCAGCAGCGGGATGCCATCAACAATGCCCGGAAGCAGGGTGTCTTCAGAACGAAGCACCTGAATGTATGGGTCCAGTCCAGAAACGCGCTGATCAACATGCAGCGATGGTCCGAGTGCCAGCGAAAGATCGCGCTGAAGGACTTCCGAGGGAGACCGTGCATCATCGGGCTTGACCTCGCGAGTAAGATTGACTTGGCGGCTATGGAGCTGCTTTTTGAAGATGAGCAGGAGACTGGCCGATTCTATCGGTTCGGGAAGTACTACTTGCCGAGAGAAACGGTTGACTTACCTGACAATCAGCACTACCGGAAGTGGGAAGAAGAGGGCTGGTTGACTGTTACTGACGGAAACATCACGGACTATGACGTGATCCTCGAAGATCTCAGTCAGCTCAACTCAATGTTCGAGTTGCAAAACGTCGCATACGATCCCCATCAGGCGACGATGTTCGTGACGACTGGACAGAAGAAGGGGATCCCATTCATTGAGGTTCGACCGACGGTCTTGAACTTCAGCGAGCCGACGAAGTACGTCGAGGCGCTGGTGAAGGATCGTAAACTGCACCATAACGGTGATCCCGTCATGACGTGGCAGATGTCGAACGTAGTTGCCACTGAAGATGCCAAAGACAACATCTATCCACGCAAGGAGCGCCCAGAGAAGAAGATAGACAGCTTCATCGCTCTCGTCTCAGCGTTCGCGTTGAAGTTGAACATTGATTCGAGGCCGAAAGATTATCAACTACTTTTCATTGGAGCGCAAGGGTGAACGACAAATGCCATGCAGCGGATGTGCCAGAAGAAGAGAGCGGATGCGTAAATGGGCGGGAATTGCCGCCGAGCGCGCTGCCAAGATCATTGGTAAGTCAAAGACCACAGGCCATGTCATCGGAAGATCGACTGGTCATGCTGACGGAGTTGATGAACCAGGGAATGGACCTGCAACGACAGATAGTGATGTTGCTGACGCAGGTCGTCGCGCAGAACTCTGACCTTATCGCGATGCTCATGGACGATGAGCAGGACGACGAGAAGAGGGATCCAATTTCCGAGAAACCGGGCCGTGTCATGGCCCACAGAGGATAGGAGAGAAACGATGAACTTCAAGCGATGGTTGAGCACAGTCGTATTGGCGCTGTTCGCGTTGCCAGTATTGGCGCAGCAGGCTGGAACGATCACATTCACAGCGCAGACGATGACGGGAGACGGTAGCGTCACGCCGATACTGACGTGGAGCACAGCGCCAGCGGCGACGCAGTGCGTCGCGTCTGGTGATTGGTCTGGCAACAAAGGGAACGCGGGTACTGAGTCGCTTCCTCCGATTACATCAAGCAAGACCTACAATCTGACCTGCTCATGGCCGGGTGACAACAGAGCGACACTGTCGTGGACCGCACCGACGACCAATACGAATGGAACGTCGTACACTGATCCGGGTGGCTATCGAATCTACTACGGTACGTCGCCGACCGCGTTGAACCAGATCATCGCGATATCGAATCCTGCGACGTTGACGAGGATTATTGAGCCGCTGACGCCTGCGACATGGTACTTCGCGCTGACGGCATTCAACGTGCTCAATGTGGAGTCCGCACGGTCAAATACCGTGAACAAGGTGATCACGGGCGCGGCGAGCGATTCGAAGAGCATCGGCATCACGGTGAATCCAGTGCCGATGCCGCCGACTGGCTTGACGGTGCAGTGATGCGCCATGCAACAGACGTACAGACAGGCGATGCATCAAGCAGCGCGGGAGTACTTTACGAAGATGTTGTTGGAGAATGGTGGCGATGTAGAGAGAGTAGCGGTTAAGGCTGAAGTGAGCACGACGACAGTGTACGCGTATCTGTTGAGGACGAGGATCAAGGCATTACGACAGATGTCTCGTGAACGACAAGCATCTGGAGCAGTAGAGTGCCACTGAGAGTTTTTCTTGTTCCGATGATCGGCACTGGTACGCGGGAGGATCCGCATCGTGCCAAGTACGGGCGTGACCCGGTCGTGGTGCGAGCCGGAGCCGTGAGGATCTCACGGCAGGATGAGGCAGTCTTGCTGATCGATGCGCCGCAGGCTTATCTTGATCAGGTAGAAGCGCAACCGGACGTGATGGTGATCACGACCCCGGCAAACATCGATCTGTCGTTGACGCAGGGACAGGTGGACGCAATCAAGGCGGCGCTGGAGGCGCGGCAGATACCGGCGCACTGGCTCAATGCTGGAGACACTCGTCGCACCGTGATTCGTATGGTCTGCCACATGGCGTTCTTGAATCAGCGGCTGGAAGGGATCTTTCTGCGACCATTTCATGAGCAGATTCACGCGTGGCTGCTCGGTGGTGGGATGGTCGGCATTGGAGGCGTCACGGCTCCGCCGACGAATCAGCAGGAGCTGAGAGCGCAGGGACAACTGCTGATGGCGCTGACATTTGCTGAATTGCCGACTGGAGTGCAGCAGTTCCTGATTGATGTTCGTGATCGACAAGGGTGGACCAATCAGGAACTCGGAATGACGGCGCAGAGTACAGTGCGCGAGATCCTGCGCGCGATGGAGGTGCAGGGCGTTGGATGGAAGCGACGGCTGGCGCGACACGGGATGACGCTGGACTCAACGTGGAATCAGCTGCCACAGACATTCCGCGATGAACTGCGGGAGGTGGTGGAGAGCTTCGGCTTTGATCCCGAACGGCTCAGTCTTGCTGGTTCGACTTCACTGCGACATATCCTGCGGGTGTTCGCCGAGCTGTTCCAAGCGCAATCGGTGCATTTCGCCGGGGTGGAGGTCTAGCGCGTGGCCTACGGCGATCGCACCAATCCGGTCACCGACGACTTCAGCACTGATCCGTTCGCGGCTCGGTGGGCGAATGGGCCGAATAGCCTGAGTCCACTCACTTGGGCTAGCAATGATTATGTCGTAGGTACGAGTGTTGGGGATGATGGCGCGAGACGCGACAACGAGGGTGCGTGGCCGAATGATCAGTATTGCCGACTCACGTTGCAGAACACGACGAACAGTGGATGGGTCGGCGCGTGCGTGCGTATGCAGACTGCCGTTGATGCGAATGAGTGCTATGTCTATTTTGCCATTGAGAACGGCAACTTCACCCGTGGCATTTGGGAGATCAGCACTTCGTTTGGGTTCACTGAACTTGCAACAAGTACTTCATTCTCGTCTCCAACTGCGGGTGAGTTTTTCGTCTGCGAAGCAGAAGGCACGACGATTCGCGGTGGCAGTAATGAGAGTGGATCAGACACACAAGAACTTTCTACGACTGATGCTACGGTTGGAAGTGGACGTCCGGGCATACATGTTTTCACGACGTCTCAACAGATCGATGCGTGGGAAGGCGGCGAGATTTCTGCTGTCATCATTGAGCAGGAAGGGTTCAGGTTCGGCCTCGATGACGGCAGCGAGTCTGCTCACGGATGGGCTGCGAACCAGGATACGAATCTTGGGACTGCGGCCAACCTCAGTCGGCTGATTCGATTTTTGCTCAATGCGACGAATGACCCGGCAGCGATTGCGTACACACTCCGCTTCCAGAAGAACGGTGCTGGCGGTTACGTCGCGGTGCCGGTCGGGCCGACGATCACGACTAGTCCGCCGACCGCTCCAAGTCCAACGGTGACGACTGTTGGGACAGCGGTTGATCCATGGACGATCAATCGCAGAGTAGCTAGTACTGGTGACATGGTTGTATTCGTCATCGCGTGGGATGACAGTACGACTGTGGCTACGGTTACAGCTCCGGCAGGAGTCAACGGCGAGACGGCACAGAATATCGCCGGACCAGTAGCGTCTGCTTCAACCGAAATGCGAATGCAAGCGTGGTACTACATCGCGACAGGAACATGGGGTGCGGGAACGTTGAGCTTTGATCCATCTGCGGCTGAAACCTGTCGAGCTGTATCATTTGTCATTCCTGCGGGGCAGTTCAACGCTTCAGATCCGATCGGCTTTGCTAATACGCGCGCGAGTGCAGGAACAGCAGAGACGAACGTTAATTCACCTACTGGCACGGCAGAGAGCAATGATGGCGATGGGCGGCTTTACATCGGCTTCGGCTCCGACGTAGACGCATTGACTGTTCCAGGATCAAACTGGAATACGATCAACAATGCCACTGGTGGCGGTGTCGGTCTGGCAGTTGGATCTCGAAATACGCTGGTCACGAACAGTGAAAGTATTGCGGCGTTGACGGCAACGATCGCTGGTGACTCGTGGGCATCGCTGTGCTTTGTTGTCAAGCCGAATGTTGTTAACAATGAGGTTTACGTCAATACGTCGTCGAATATCGCGGCTGGTGGCGAGGCGACTACGGCCCGGTTGACTGCGCCGAGCGGAAAGTCCACCAGCGACTTCGTCACTGGCAGACGTTGGGACGATGAGAATGGAACCGACGCCATTGACATTACGACAAGTGACTACACTGAAGTAGAGTGGCTGGTTCACATCGCGTCTTCGGCGCAGAACAACGACTACTTCGACTTCCGCGTGTACTCCGGCGGGAGCGCGCTGCCGGTTTATACCGTGACTCCGCGCTGGACGATTACTAGTCTCGTCGAATTGATCGTCGCGGATTTGCAGCATGGGCATACACTCGACACGGTTGGACTGACGCAGACCAATACGCTTTCAATCGCAGAGCTGGCTCAGGCACATGCGCTTGATAGTGTAGTGCTGGCGATGCTGCTGACCATCGCTGAGCTTTCGCATTCACATGCGCTTGACTCGCTAGTGTTGACACAGGCGAACACGCTCGCAATCTCAGAGCTTCTGCACGCTCATTCTCTCGATAGCATCGTGCTGACGCAGGCTAATGTGCTCGCTATCGCAGAGCTGATGCATGCACACTCAATAGATTCTGTTAATCTAGTGCAGCTCTATTCGCTAGTGATGGCAGGTTTGCAGCACGAGCACTCGCTCGACAGTCTTGTGCTCACGCAGGCGAATGTACTGGCGCTCGCAGAGTTGATGCATGCTCACTCTATTGACAGCATTAATCTATTGCAGGCGAATGTTCTAGCGATGTTTGATCTTCTGCACGCGCACAGTATTATTGATGCGGTCGTGTTGGTTCAGGCGAACATTCTTGCGTTGACGGATTTACAGCATGGACACTCGATTGATTCTGTAGTGCTGACGCAGGCCAATGTACTTTCCATGGCCGACCTGATGCACGCGCATTCATTAGAAAGCATTGTGCTCTTCACCTCTGACTTCTTAGAGATGGAAGATGCGGTACATCCTCACACGCTTGATGGAGTTGTTCTGACGCAGGCGAATGTTCTGTCTATGACAGAGCTGATGCATGCGCATTCACTCGACAGTATTGTGCTTACACAGGCGAATATTCTTGCGCTAACGGATCTTCAGCATGCGCATACGCTAGATGTTCCAGCACTATTGCAGGCGAATGTTCTGGCGATCGCAGATTTGATGCACGCGCACTTGCTCGATAATATCGTAGTCATCGCCGGAGATACTGTACTGCCGGAAGATCTGTCGCACGCACACATGCTCGATTCGATATTGCTGACGCAGGCGAATGTGCTGGCGATGGCAGATCTTCTGCATCAACATTCGTTAGAATCGCCGACGTTGACGCAGGCGAATATTCTTGCGCTTGCTGAGCTGCTGCATCCGCACATGCTGGATCAGCCTGCTCTGAGTCAGCATATCGCGCTTACAATCAGCGAACTGCTACACGCGCATAGACTGGATGGTCCAGAGCTAGGGCTTCTTGGGATACTGATTGGAGACATTATCACTGTGGCTCGTCGAGAGCTGGTTATGGTCGTACCCGTGACGAGACGCAGCGACAATGTTTTCGTGGTGGATTCGGTTCCTACTACATTCAGGAGTCTACAATGATGATTCGCATCGAACCTTTGGAAAGATTCAGCATTGACGGGATGATGTACTATCCCGGAGAGATCAGGCTTGTCAGCGAGGCTGTCGCCAAGACAGCGTGCGGTGCTGGATGGGCAAAAGATCTCGATGGGAATATCCCAACCGCGGAGCGTGATCCGACGGCGCGGAAACTTCAGATCAAGCCGATGGGACAGGAACACGGCGCAACGACCCCTGCGTCGTAAGGAGTAAACATGACTAAGTTCGCAAACGATCTGGTGATGGACGCGGCATTCGACTTCGTCATCGCCAATGCTGAACGAATCGTTGTCTGCTCGAGCTATCCAGCGAGCTATGCTGCGGTCGCTGCGGCTACGCTTGCAGATGATCCACTGTCGCAGACGAACGATTTCACAAAAGCGAATGGTGATGTCAGCGGAAGAAAGCTGACGATTGCGCAGCAGACTGCCATTCCGATTGACTCAAGCGGAACGGCGACGCATGTTGTAGTCGTTGATGACTCCAACTCTCGAATTTTGCTTGTGACCGAGTGCACTTCGCAGGTCTTGACTGCGGGCGGCACGGTCACCATTCCGGCGTGGGACGAGGAGATCGGAGATCCGACGTAACTGGAGCTTCACATGGCATGCAAGATCGTCGGGCAGCTCTGTAAGAAGGTCGGCGAGCGCTTACCGGTCGGCATTGATCTCACTGATTTCTGCGAGCGGCGTTGGGATAACGCCGTTGTCGCTGGGATCTACGCGGTCGGTGCCTTCGTTCGACCTACTCCGCAGAACAGAACGGGGTTCGAATACGAGTGTACTCAAGGAGGACAGGTAGGTCTTGTGGAACCGGCGTGGCCGACTGTCATAGGACAGACGGTAAATGATGGGTCTGTAGAGTGGACCTGTCGAGCGATCTCGAACAGCAGTCTACTGAAGACCATTGTTTCAGTTGATTGGGATGGCGGCGGGTTCACTGTAGAGACTGAGGTGATCACGAACACGGCTGGTCGTCAGATGGTCAGTTGTTTCGTCACAGGAGATATAGAGCCTGGGAAATACCTTGTCTCAGCAGAAGTGACATTCAATGATCCGCATATCGAAGAATTCGGTGTGCGAGTTCAGATGAGCTGAGGGATGAACTAGGAGAGTAGCATGTTAAAGCGTGCGTACAGCCTCTTAGAGGTCAAGGAGTTTGACGACGAGAAGCGAGAAATCGTTGGGATCGCAACGACTCCGGCAACGGATCGTTTCGGCGATGTCGTCGAGCCGAAAGGTGCTGACATCAAACTTCCTCTACCTTTCTTGTGGCAACATCGGCACTCAGAGCCGATAGGCCATATGGTGAAGGCAAGAGCCACGAAAGAGGGCATTGAAGTACGAGTGAAGGTCGCTCAGACTGAAAAGCCGGGGCGACTGAAGGATCGTTTGGATGAGGCGTGGGACAGCATCAAGCTTGGATTGGTTCGTGGTCTTTCGATCGGGTTCAAACCGATTGAGTGGACACGAAATGAAGAGACAGGCGGTCTTCACTTCCTCAAGTGGGATTGGCTCGAGCTCAGCGCAGTGACGATTCCTGCGAATGCTGAAGCTACGATCCAGACAGTCAAGTCGGTAGATGAACGGGTACGCGCCGCGTTAGGCACGAAGCGTACATCTGTTGTCGTATCGTTGACCAAATCAGCCGGCGACTCGGCGCTCACTACCAAGTCAGGTCAGGAGACTGAGATGAAGATGAACATTCAGGAGCAGATCAAGCAGTTCGAAACGAAGCGACTGGCTTCGTCAGAACGCATGGCTGCGATTATGGAGAAGTCTGGTGAAGAGGGGCGCACTCTCGACGAGGCTGAGACAGAAGAGTACGATACTCTCGCTGCCGAGGTCAAGGCCGTGGATGAGCACCTCGTTCGCCTGCGTGAGCTTGAGCGGGCGGCTGTGAAGAAGGCAGCGCCTCTCAAGACGGTCGAGCCGGGTGACGACGCAGAAGAAGAGGCGTCGCGTGCGCGTAATCCGAGCGTCATTCAGGTGGAGAGGAAGTCTCCGCCCGGAATCGAGTTCGCGCGTTACGCGATGTGTCTTGGATCTGCGAAGGGCAATCTGCCGCAGGCACTCGAGATTGCTCGGAAGCGGTTCAGTGATGTGTCGCCGCGCGTTGTCAACGTGCTGAAGGCGGCAGTTGCTGGAGGCACTACGACGGATCCGACGTGGGCTGCTCCGCTGCTGGAGTACAATCAGTTCGCGGGTGACTTCGTCGAGTTCCTCCGTCCGCAGACGATCGTGGGTAAGTTCGGTGCCAACGGAATTCCGTCGCTTCGGCGTGTTCCGTTCAACATCAACATCCGCGGTCAGACGTCAGGAGGTTCGGGCTACTGGGTCGGTCAGGGCAAGCCGAAGCCGCTCACCAAGGCTGACTTCGAGAACATCTACCTCGGCTTCGCGAAGGTGGCGAACATCGCCGTCCTCACCGAAGAGCTTCTGAGGTTCAGCAATCCGTCGGCAGAGCTGCTCGTTCGCGATACGCTCGCGGCAGCGCTGATTGAGCGGATCGACACCGACTTCGTGGATCCGACGAAGGCTCTTGTGGCGAACGTGTCGCCAGCCTCGATCACGAATGGTGTCACAGGGATCCCGTCATCCGGTAACACGGCTGACGCGGTTCGTGAGGATGTCAGGCAGGCAATGAGTGCATACATCTCGGCCAACATCTCGCCAACGACTGGCGTATGGATCATGCCCGCGACCATTGCACTGGCATTGTCGCTGATGAGGAATGCGCTTGGACAGAAGGAGTTCCCGGAGATCACCATGCTCGGTGGAACCTTCGAGGGACTGCCGGTCATCGTTTCCGAGTACGTTCCGACCGTCACGGCGGGAGCGCTGGTCATTCTGGTCAACGCTTCGGATGTCTGGCTGGCGGACGACGGTTCCATCGTGATCGATGCAAGCCGCGAGGCTTCGCTCGAGATGTTGGACAATCCGACGAACGACAGCGGAGTTCCGACGCCGACGACACTCGTTTCAATGTTCCAGACCAACTCAGTGGCGCTGCGTGCTGAGCGGTTCATCAACTGGAAGAAGCGGCGTGCGCAGGCTGTCCAGGTGATCGAAGACGTGCAGTGGGGTAACGCGAGCTAACACTCGCTAGTGTTGGAGGGTCGGCCACGAGGCCGGCCCTCCTCTTAAAGGAGAGACAACGTGTCTACTCGTGCAGAAGTGATTGCTCCTTTCGTGTATGCGAATCGGCGCCGGATCCCGGGTGACATCGTTGTTATGACCCGCGCCCATTTCGAAATGTTCAGGAAGATGAAGAAGGTCAAGTTGTACGAAGAACCGAAACCGTCTCGTAGGACATACAGCCGACGCGACATGGTGGCTGAAGCTCCTCGACAGATGATACCGCCCGCTGAGGAATCAGCGCCGGTTTCTGAAGAGGTAAGGAGTCAAGAGTGAATATCGTAGCCCGAGCAGTGCGCGGCTTGATTCCAAAGGCTTGGCTGTCACCGATCGGATCGTGGTGGCCCGAAGTCTTAGAATCATACGCTGGCGCATGGCAGAGTAATGTCACGGTTGACAAGCAGACCGTCTCAGCGTATTGGGCGGTCTTCGCGTGTACGACGCTAATCGCCAAGGACATTTCAAAACTGATGGCTCAAGTGATGGAGCCTTCAGCTGATGAACAGATCTACGAAGAGGTCAGGGATGGTTCAATCGTAGCGGTACTGAAGAAGCCCAATCATTACCAGAATAGACTTGAGTTCATGTTCACTTGGCTGATGAGTGAACTACTTTGTGGCAACACCTATATTCTCAAGGCCAGAGATTCTAACCGAAAAGTCACTGGGCTCTATCCATTGGATCCCAATCGTGTAGTTCCATTGGTGTCTGAGGACGGTGCTATCTACTATCAGCTGAATGCAGATAATCTCTCTGGAATCAAGATTTCTGTGACAGTACCCGCCAGTGAGATCATTCATGATCGCATGTACGCCATGCATCATCCTCTGATCGGAGTGTCGCCGATCTATGCCTGTGGTATCGCAGCGATGCAGGGCACTGCAATCCAAAAGAACAGCGCGAAGTTTTTCCAGAACATGAGCAGACCGAGCGGTATGTTGGTAGCTCCTGGTTCGATTAGCACTACGACGGCTGCTACACTCAAGACTCAGTGGGAGACCAATTTCGCTGGAGACAACATGGGGAAGATAGCCGTGCTCGGCGACGGCTTGAAGTACGAGTCAATGTCGGTCAACGCACACGATGCTCAGCTGATCGAGCAATTGAAGATGACCGGCGAGATGATCGCGGCATGTTATCACGTTCCAGGCTATAAGATTGGAGTTGGGGCGGCTCCTTCGATTACGAATACCTCGGTACTGAATCAGCAGTACTACGATCAGTGTCTTCAGTATCTCATTGAGAAGATTGAGCTGCGGCTCGAAGAGGGTCTTGAGGTAAGTGCTCCACAGCAGATCTGGCTTGATCTCAGTGGTCTTCTCAGGATGGATCCAGACACTAGGTTCAAAGCGCACAGCGAATCTGTCAAGGGAGGATGGAAAGCGCCCAATGAGGCTCGTAAGGAAGAGAACATGAGGCCTCTAGTTGGTGGCGATACAGCTTACATGCAGCAGCAGAACTATTCACTCGAAGCATTGAGCAGACGAGACGCGGTTGATGCTGCTAGCAAGACTGCAGAATTCTCACCGGCTATGGACAAGGATCGATTGTCATCTTTGCAGTCGATCGTAACTGATGTCATGTCCGGCAAGTTGCCAAAGGAAAGTGCGAAGAAGCTCATGGCGGTAGCGTTTCCGTTTCTAGACGCCACACAGATCAACGAGATCATCGATCCCATTGTTCCTGCTGAGCCAGAACCAGAAGACCCGGACGACGAAGAGCTCACCGAGGATGACGTGAGAGCCTACATTCGCTCAGGAATCGCGGAGATGCATCATGCATAATTGGAAAACCGTCGTAGATTCTATCCTCAAAGAGACGGGTACACTGCTCGAAAAGCTGAAAGCTGACTTACTCTCTCAGCTTCAGAGTGTAGAGCGACGATGGGGAGAGGCTGTTGAGCAAAGATTCGCGGCTGTAGCTGAAAGACTAGTTTCTGTAGAGAAGCTGGTCGAGCTGCCCGTCAAAGGAGAGAAAGGCGACAAGGGCGATCCCGGCGAGTCTATCAAAGGCGACAAAGGCGACAAAGGCGACAAAGGTGATCCAGGAGAGAACGGAAAGAGTCTGACACCGGAAGAGGTCATGCCGGTCGTAGACGCGAAGGTGGGAGAGAAGATCAAAGAGGTTCATGGCTATGTCAAGTCCCTTGTAGAGTCTATTCGTCCAAAGGATGGCGAGAAGGGCGAGAAGGGCGAGAAGGGCGAGAAGGGCGAGAAGGGCGAGAAGGGCGAGTCTATCAAGGGGGAGAAGGGCGACAAAGGCGAGCCCGGTCGTGACGGACGCGACGCTGTTTCTATTCCAGGAAAGGACGGAGAGAAGGGCGAGAAAGGTGACAAGGGTGACAAGGGTGACGAGGGTGATCCCGGCGAGTCTATCAAGGGCGAGAAAGGAGACAAGGGAGATCGTGGTCGGGATGGCGTTGATCTGAAGTCCATAGAAATCAGTATGTCCGAAGATGGACGCTACTTCATCTTCAGATTGCAGGCGGGAGAGGAGCTAGTCGAGCAGCGAGTCAAGCACTTCAGCATGGTGGACAGAGGAGTGTACCGTGCAGGTGTGAAGTATGACAGGGGTGACTGCGTTACGTTCGGCGGATCCACGTGGATAGCTCAGAAGGACACTGAGCAGCGCCCAGAAGCTGGAACTGACTGGAGATTGGCAGTGAAGCGAGGCAGAGATGGCAAGGATGGAAAGGATGGCGCAAAGGGCGAGCGAGGGTTGCCTGGAAAAGACTATGAACCATTCATCAACGTTCCTGGAGCGAGGTAACGTCAATGATGCTCGTCACACTTGAAGCAGCGAAAGCGGATCTTCAAATGGATCACAGCCTCGATGATGAGGATATTGAGCGGAAGATTCATCAGGCATCTGCGATAGTTCTCAACTACATCGGCAGAGGCTCCACCATTTACGACGATTCATTCGGTAATATTCCTCTGGATGCGTCTGGAGAACCGGATGTTCCACACGAAGTCAGAGCGGCAACGCTGCTGATGGTGCGATATCTGTACGATAATGGCAAGGACCAAGAGCTCGACGTAGGATATCCTCCTCGTCCAGTGATGAATCTGTTGTATCCACTGCGCACTCCACCAATCGGGTGATACAATGATCTCTTCTCGAGAGCTTAGGCACAGAGTTCATATTGAGCGCCCAGTGAACACGATGGATGCTACGACAGGAGTCATGCGTAGCAGTTGGACGAGAGTTTGGAGCGATGTACCGGCAAAGATATCGCCGCTCAGTGTTCGAGAGTTCATAGCGTCACAGGCGATGCAGAGCGGGATCACCACTCGCATCACGATTCGTTACAGAGACGGGCTGACTGCGAGCATGCGCATTCTTCACGGCTCTAGGGTTTACAACCCGCAAGGCTGGCTCTCAGATCCAGATAGCGGAGTTGAGTATGTAACGGCAGCGTGTACTGAAGGAGTCAATAGAGGATGATTACTTGCGCCGTACTCGCGACCGGTCCAAGCATGTCTCAAGAAATTGCAGACTCAGTGCGCGGTAAATGCAAGGTCGTCGCCGTATCAGACGCATATAAGCTCGCTCCTTGGGCTGATGCGCTTGTCAGCAACGACTATCTGTGGTGGAAAAATCACCCGAAAGCATTTCAATTCGAGGGAAAGAAGTTCTGCGGTATGATGAAGAAAGAGTTGACGTATCTTCCACCGAAGGTTCCGTTCTCTGCTGGATGCAATAGTGGTCTTCAGGGGATACGCGTCGCCATGGAGTACCTGAGGGCGACAAAAATTCTACTGTGTGGATTTGATCAACATGGTACGCATTTCTTCGGGCTTCATCCGGCTCCGCTGAAGAACACGACAGATCAGAGAAGGACAGTGCATCTGAGACAGTTCATCGCGTTTAGCAGAGCTAAGGAGCGTCCAGAGGTTATCAACTGCACTCCTGGTTCTGCGATCACGTGTTTTTCGATGGGTGATCTGGCTGAAGAGCTTGCGAAGCTATGAAGAAGTTTTTCATCATTGACGAACGAAAGATCTGGCACGACGCGGCTGTCAGAGCTGCTAGGAATCACGGCTATGAAGGACGTAGGATATTCAGCGGAGAGGAAGTTGATAGCTCTGGAGTAGGGTTCATTCGACCGCACGTTGACCCGAAGATCTTACTCAAGAACCATCGCGACTATCGTCTGATGTCAGAGCGTCTCGTGATGTTGCAAGACAAAGATCAGGTCCTCTTGTACGAGAACAAGAGTGGACAGTTCTTCACTTGGGGCGACTGGATGCCAGAGACCTGGAGGTTCACAGATGAACAATCCGCGCGCGCCTTTTTGGATGAGGCATCCTATCCGCTGGTTTCGAAAGCGGATGTGGGTGCTAGCTCGGTCAATGTCAGAATATTGAACAGCAAGACAGAAGCTGTTGAGCACACCAAGCGACTCTTCGGCAACGGCGTAGTCGTTGAGCACAGCTCTGAAGTCAAGAAGTCAGTTCAGAAGGGTTACGCACTATTTCAGAGATTCATCCCGCACACAGTAACTTGGAGAGTCAACGCGATTGGAAATGCAAGAGCCATCTTCAAGAGGTTCTGCTACAAGGATCGTCCAGTTGCTCAGACTGGAAATGTTGCGCCTGTGATGGAGCTCGACGATGAGTGTAACTCTTTGCTTGAGTATTGCAACAGATTTTTCAAGCATGCGAAGACTAAGTGGTGTGCGATAGACGTGCTGAAGGACGGTGATGCATGGAAACTGCTAGAGACAAGTCTCGCATGGCCGTGGCCTTCCCCCGGTCAGTGCATGAGCGCCCCAATCTTCGGATCCAAGCGAACTTGGAACGAGATGTTCGAGGCGATGTTCGATCAGTACGAGGAGGGAGCTTGGGTAGGCTAATCTTGCAGACGAAGCCTATCAGGGTTTCGTTCAACATGCTTTGCTGTGCGACGCTGTTCTTCTGGGCAGAGGTCAGACCGCGAGAAACTATCTCTGGCTTGTTCGGACGGAAGGCGCAGCATACCTCGCGGTTCTGGATCTACGGCGAGAGGTTCATTGACTGGCTTCATAGCGGACGTGAGATACGGCACTGCTACGAAACGTTCAAGTGTGAAGACCAGATGTATTCGACACTGTATGGAGACAAGAATGCTCAGAACTAAATTGCCGATCTACGATACTCCTGAACTGGCCGCGCAGTGGGCCGAGGCTTACGCCGTGATGGAGCGTGTCGGTGAGCTCGGTGTTCCGTGTGCTATGGGCGTCGGTACGCGACAGGTCGCGTTTCAAGCGATCCGTGCGATGGACGCTCGGTCTGTGCTTGACATAGGAACTTATGTCGGCACGAGCGCGCTGAACTACGCGCTGGCGGTCGGCGAGGGCGGAAGAGTCGTAACGGTTGACATCAGAGACGCTAATGCGGAAGACAGCTACTGGACCAGAGCCGGGCGAGGCAGGTCGCCGCGTGAGCTGTTGACGATGGCAGGCGTCGCGGATCGCGTTGAGTTTGTGACGATGGATTCTGAAGAGTATCTGCGCAGCACGCGAGAGAAATTCGACTTCGTCTCGATTGACGGATGGCATGAAGCGCACGCAGTTCGAAAAGATGTGAAGTTGAGTATGGAAAGACTCAACGATGATGGGCTCATCTTCATGGACGATGTACAGCCGGGAGGACCGCCGCCAGAAGTTGATAGCATCAAGGGGCCGTGGCGTGCGCTAGAGCGGCTGATGCTTGAGGGCGAGAACATTGAGGTCACGTTACTCTCAAAGGCGCTGAACGGTGATACAACTGCGGTTGCATTCTTGACTCGGAGATGGCCGTGATTGATTCCGTTGTAACCTTCAAGTGGAAACCGAAGGCCGGGTATCGGTCAGTGTTCACTTCAAAGAACGTGAATATCACGCGCAAGAACTTTGCGCGCTTCTATCCGGAGCCGCATAGGTTCATCTGTGTAACAGATGATCCGGTGGGGTTAGACAGTGGTATCGAGTACGTTCCACTATGGGATGACTTTTCTAATCTGACAAACCCGTCTTGGCCGAGTGGACCGAGCTGCTACCGTAGACTGCTGACCTTCGGCAAGGAGTTTGAGAAGATAGCAGGAAAAAGATTCATCTGCATTGACCTTGACATCGTCTTCACAGGAGATCTACGCCCGATCGTGAACAGGACAGAAGACTTCATCATCTGGGGGACTGGTAATCCGAAGATCCCATACTGCGCGTCTATGTACCTCATGACGGCAGGAGTACATGAGCGTGTACTGACCACGTTTGATCCAAGAGTCTCGCCGGGCAAGACGAGAGCGGCAGGGTTCTTTGGCTCAGATCAGGCATGGATCAACTACTGTCTCGGGCGCAACATCGCAACATGGAGTGTCACCGATGGAGTCTATTCTTACAGAGATCATCTTATGAAGGCTCATCGAGGAGCACTTCCGTCTCACGGAGCAAGAGCTGTGATATTTCACGGCAAACCGGATCCGTGGGATCAAGCGGCGAGAATGGTGAGCCCATGGATAGATGAGTTCTATAGGGAGGCTGCCTAGATGCCTGCTCCGTTCATACCTGTTTCGACACAGACGCTACATGGTCTCGGCGAGCTTCTCTACAAACTGAAGGTGCTGCCAGATAATCTTCAGCGAAGAGCATTAGCTTCGTCTGTTCGAAAAGGAGCGGCGGTTGTTCGATCAGCGGCGGTTGCCAATGCGAAGATGCTGGATGATCCTAAGACTGCAGAACAGATCTACAGGAACGTTGCTGTTCAATTCTCTGCTCGTCAGAGCAAGCTAGAGGGAGGGGTAGTTTTCAGAGTTGGTATTCGTGGAGGCGCTCGGCGTTACACGTCAACGAAAGAAAATGTCAGAAAAGGAAGAGTCGGTCAGCAGTATGTGACTCCGGGAGACAGGTCTAATCCCGGCGGCGACACATACTATTGGAGATTTCTTGAGTTCGGCACGTCTACTATAGGAGCTACGTCGTTCATGACCAGAGCACTGAGTGATAACACCGAAAGAGCTACGCTTGTCATCGTAGAAGATCTCTCGCTTCAACTGAACAAGCTCCTATATCAGCTGCGTTAGGAGAACTCTACAGTGAACATTCCGGTTTTTGAACTGGCAAGAGCTAGCCCTCAGGTCATGCAGGTTCTTAGCAAGGGAGGCGTGCTCAGGTTCTACAGGTTCGGAGAAGCTCCGCAGGGAGTTGAGAGTCCGTACGCTGTATGGCAGCTCGTGTATGGATCTCCGCTCAATCGTCTGTCAGGAGTTCCTGACGAGGACAGCTACGGGGTTCAGGTTGACGTGTATTCAGAGAAGCAGGAAGTAGCAGACATCGCAGTAAGATTGAGGGACGCGTTTGAATTGAGCGGTTACATCGTGGGGTGGAACGGAGAGACCAGAGAAGCGGAAACTCGTCTGTACCGATTCTCTTTTAGAGTTGAGTTTATGACGAGTAGACCAGTTAGTAGTTAACAACTTGGAGGATTGACATGAAGACTCAGGGTACGGAACTTTACGCAATTGATCCGGCTGATGGCTCGCTCATCGCGGTCGGATGCGTGACTTCGATTGACGGCATTGACGTGCAGGTCGAACAGAACGAGGTTACGTGTCTGGAGGATCTGGTTCGTCGCTACGAAGCTGGTCTGGGTACGCCTGGAACGGCATCGTTCGGTATCTACACGAACCCGGCAGATCCGACGCATGTTCGCCTGCATCAGCTGAAGGTGGCTGGAACTTCGTTGAAGTGGGCGGTTGGCTGGAGTGATGGCACTGGCATCGATCCGACCGTTGATGGAACGAGTGTCGGTGACTACGACTTCAACTTGCCGAGTAGCCGGTCATGGATCACGTTCGAGGGATTCATGAATTCGTTCCCGTTCAGCTTCCAGCAGAACGCGTCTGTACAGTCGAACGTTGGAATTCAGGTTTCAGGTGAGCCGGTGCTGGTCGCGGCACTGTCGTAACATCGTTCAAGGTAAAGGGGTGACGTATGAGTAACTTGAAAGATCTGATGGACATGGGAGCCTTCATACCGGAGGAACTGGTAATGAAGGAAATCAAGTTCAAGTTCGATGAAGATGGAGAGGAGACGACTGCAGTCATTCACATTAGACGTCTCGGCATTGGAGTTTTCGAAGCCATTTGGGGCGAAGAAAAGGAAGGAGTCAGCAAGACGGCAAAACTCTTGTCCGAGGCGATACGTCTCGGAGAAAAGGGCGATGAGCGGATGACGTATGCGCAAGCGTACAGTCTTCATCCGAAGATTGCAGTTGCTATGTCCACAGCGATTTCAGAGGTCAACGGAAGTGAAAGAAAAAACTCACCGCCACCGAGTGCTTGATGTATAGGATTGCGCTTGCACTCGGTGGCATGACTGTCTCTGAGCTTTCAAGAAGGATGACGTTCTATGAGCTCAGAGGATGGGAGTTATTCGAGGAGACGTTCGGGCCGCTGCATCTTGCAATACGATTTGAACATGCGGTGGCAAGAGCTGTGCAACCGTTCTTGAAAGACGCGACAGTTGAGAAGTTGATGATCTGGCCTAAGAAGCAGGAAGAGCCGGCCTCTCTTGAAGGAGTGTTCGGACTGCTGAAAGCTTCAGGTAAGAAGAAGTCTTGAGGATAGGAGTAGATCATGGCGACTAGAAGTCTAGGCACTCTCACGCTTGACCTCATCGCCCGAATCGGAGGGTTCCGATCGGGCATGGATCAAGCGGCAAGAATAGCTCATAGTCGCGGCTTGGAGATTGATCGAACTATCACTAGGCTAGGCGCGTCTCTCAGAGGCGTCTTCGGAACATTGAGTGTTGGGCTGATCGGTGCGCAGTTCATTCAGAACACGCGGGATGCTCAAGGAGCACTTGCGCAATTGAACGCTGTGGTAAAATCCACGGGAGGTGCGGCAGGTCAAACCGTCCCGGAGCTGGTGAGGATGTCAAAGGAGTTTCAGCGGACTACAGCATTCGCTGATGATGCCGTGCAGGGAATGCAGGCTATTCTTCTTCAGTTCACAAGGCTTTCTGGGGATGAGTTTGTTGAGGCACAGAGCGCGGTGCTAGACATCGCGGCTAGGCTTGGCAAGGATTTACAGTCCGCGGCAATCTTGGTCGGCAGAGCTCTGAATGACCCAATTCGAGGGATGACGCAGCTAAGAAGATCTGGTATCGCATTTTCTGAAAGCCAGGAGAAGGTCATCAAGTCTCTCGTAGAGACGGGTAGAGTAGCAGAGGCTCAGCGCCTGATTCTGGCAGGTCTTGAGAAGCAGTTCGGTGGAGCGGCAACGGCTCAGGTGACTACGCTCGGTGGAGCGTTGACGCGGCTGAAGAATGCTTTCGGAGACATCTTCGAACTTGATACGGGTCAGACATCGGGGCTGATAGCCGCGATCAATGCGCTGGCAGACAATCTTGAGACACTCGGTAGGATTGTCATTCGCGTAGGCATCCTCTATGCAGCGTTCAGAGCTTCCTTGATAGCCTCTGAGGTTATCACGGCAGCGAAGAACTTCGCAACATTGTTTGCGGCGGTCGCTTCTGGAAGAGCAGTGCTGGCGTCCGCGGCAGTAGCTCAGGCGGCGGACACGCTTGCGAAACAGCGCGCGGCTGTCGCGGCTGCTGAAGTCACGGCAGCGGAAGTGGCGAGGACCGCCGCGATGGTCGCTGGTACAAGAGCGACTGTAGCGCGAGTGGTAGCAGATCAAGCTTCTACAGCTAGCGCGGCTGTAAGAGCGACTGTGCTGAGAAATGCGGCTGGAGCAGAAGCTGCACTCGCGGCAGCGACAGCGGCGCATACAGCCGCAGTCGGTAAGGTGGCGATTGGAACGACAGCGGCAGCGGCAGCGCAGGCTAAGTTCGCCAGTCTAACGAGCAGAGCTGGTGGAGCGATGGCACTACTGCTAGCTCCGTTCAAGGGATTGATTGCGATCATCGCTGCTAATCCGCTGACTGCACTCGTTGTAGGACTTGGAGCAGTCGTTGTAGGGGTCACCTCGTTCAGAGATAAGCTGCGCGAGTTGAAACAGGAGCTAGACGATCCGAATACAGAAGAATCATTCAGCGCACCGTTCAGGGCGGTCATTCGGTTCGGCAATCTCGCACTGGATGTGATTGATAGCGTCAAGTTCAACTTCAGAAGTATCTTCGGACTGCTCACCGAAGCTGAGAAGGCGGAGAAGGCGATTGCGCTCACAGCCTTTGCGAGAGGTACCGACAGGTCAGGTGCGATCTTCGAGTTGACTAGGGAGATAGACGCGAGGATAGCGTTTTTCCAGTCTGTGCTCAGGGCGCAGGATATTGACAGTGACTTAGATGCTGAGCTCAGGAGAAAGATCCGAAAGCTGGCTGAGTTTAGGAATTCTCTGACACCATCGATCTCAGGAGGGCCGCTTACTAGAGGAAGACCGCAGGGACTTGAAACTCCACAGGTCTTTGACGAAGATGCTCTTGAGAAGATCAGGAGCATGGTGGTTGCGCTTGAGCAGCAGAATGCGACGTTCGAGAAAGGTGAGACCGCCGTTCTTAGGTATCGCTTAGAGCATGGCGATCTGAAACAACTGTTCGCAGAGGCAGGTCCTGAGGCAGATCAGTACAGAGCAGTACTACTGAAGTTGACGTCTCAGTACGAGGCTTTGAAGAAGAGCAGTGAGGCTGCAAAGAAGACAGAAGAGGCAAGAGGCCGTCTGACGGAACTGATCGATGATCTCGAAGAGCAGATTGCGCTGTTTGGTAAGGGTGAGCGCGCAGCGTTCGAGTATAGACTTGAGCATGGCGATTTGGCAGAAGCTCTTGCACTGGTAGGTGACGAGGCTGATCCTTTGCGTGAAAAGCTGCGCGCGTTGAACGAAGAGCTACAGGCTAGGGAGATCGCAGACCAGATCAGAGACATACGGCTCGCTATTTCTGAGATGCGCGGCGAAACGGTAGAGGCGATTACGCTACGATTCGATGTTGACAATGAGGCTTTGAGAACTGCTCTTGAGTCTGCTGGTGACGAAGCTGGCATCTCAGCACTTGATACTCTGCGTAAGATGACTATTGGACAGGCCGAGTTCAACAGACTTCGTGAGGAAGCGGCGAAGATCACAGAGTCGCTGGCTACACAGGAAGAAAGGATCCGCAATACACAGGAGGTAGGCGCGGTCAACGAACTGCAAGCACTCAAGCAACTCGGTTCAGCAAGAGCGGAGTCCGTTGAGCAGTTGAACGAGATACTCGAGGCTATGGAGGCTATCGCGGCTGCGAGTGGCAACCCGAAGCTTCTGCAAGATGCTGAGAAATTCAGAGCTGAAATCGAGAAGCTGGCGCAACAGACTAATCTGCTGGCAGAGAAGATAGAGAGTGATTTCAAGTCTTCGTTCTCAAGCGCATTCGCTGACGTCATCACTGGAGCATCGTCTGCGAAAGATGCAGTAAGATCGTTCATAGACGACATGTTCAGGAGACTCGCGAATCTAGTAGCTCAGAATTTCGCAGAGCAGATCTTCGGTGGATTCTCCAGCGGCGGTTTCGGAGCAGTCGGCGATTTCTTCACCGGACTGTTCGGCGGCTCAAGAGATCACGGTGGCAGAGGTACTCCTGGACAAGCGGTGCTGATTGGCAGAGGAGCTCAGCCAGAGCTGTTTATGCCGGATCAGCCAGGAACGTTTGTTCCAAACGCAGATGCTCTTGGTGGAACGATCATCAATCACTTCAACTTCACCGTACCGTCACCGACGGGGACGATTTCAAGGCAGACGCAGCAGCAGCTTGCTTCGATAGCCGCACGAGCAGTAGCAGACGCTAATCGGAGAAACAACTAATGTTCATTGAGACACCGAGATTTCCAGCGTGCCCGTCTTTCGGGTTCACATCTGAGCCGGTCTACTCCGTTACTCATATCGTGACCGCGGGAGGTGAAGAGCAATCGAACGAAAACTGGGAGCAGGCTCTTCATCGGTACACCATGTCAATCGGTCCGCGCGTAGTTGCGGAGATAGCCGCTGCTCACGAATTCTATCACGCGGTTGGAGGAACTGCTCACAGGTTCAGATTCAAAGACTACGCAGACTACAAGTCTAGTCGAGTACACCTTAGCCCGACGATGCTGGATCAACCGCTGAGTATCATCAGCGCGACGGCTGGTACATATCAACTGATCAAGCGATACTCAGCTGGAGTTCTCAACAGGGACCGCTTGATTCAGAAGCCGATACAGGGCACCATCTTGATTTCTGATGATGGAGTTCTTTTGGACGAAGGGGTTGACTACACGATAGACTACACAACCGGGATCGTAGATATTCTTGCTTCGATTTCTGGCGTGTTGCGATGGGGCGGAGAGTTTGATGTTCCGGTACGATTCGACTCTGAGTTCCCAGTTCAGATAGTTGGGCTAAATGTGCACGATGTTCAAGTGGTGATCAAAGAGACTCGGAGAATCACATGAGGTCTGTGCCCGCGGAGTTAGCTGCACATTTTCTCGAAGGGACTACGTCCATCGCGGTATGCTGGCGCGTTACGCGAAGTGACGGCGTCATCATTCGAGGAACAGAGCATGATCAGAACATAGACATTGATGAGGGAGACTTGGCAGGCGTCTATACTGCAAGAGCAGGCATTACAGGTAGTTCAGTCAAGTCTTCTTCTGATCTAAGTGTAGACAACTTGGAGGTTTCTGGCTCCGTCCCAGGAGATCTTAGCATCGTTGATTTGAATCCGGCGGACATTGAGGCAGGGCTTCTTGACGATGCGGCAGTAACGCTGTTCATGGTCAACTGGCGAGCACCGAACGATGGGCAGTTGGTCATAAGGTCTGGCAATCTTGGCAACATTGTCAGGACGGCCGAAGGAAGGTACACGACGGAACTGCGTGGCTTGTCACAGCGTCTTCGTCATACCATCATCAGAACTTACGATACGAAATGCGACGCAGAACTCGGCGACGCGCGTTGTCAAGCAGACTTGTCCGGTCGAGTAGCGGCTGGCGAAGTGACTGTAGTCGTGGACAGGAAGTTCTTCAGCTCTACACTGACAGGAGGAGACACTACTCCCGGCGACTTCATCGGAGGGTTGCTAACGTGGCTGACAGGTGATAATGAAGGGTTCAGCATGGAGGTGAAGCGAGATAACTACAATGCTGTGTTCGGCAACATAGAGCTGTACGAGCAGATGCCGAACCAGATTCAAGTTGGAGATCTATTCTCGCTTACGCCCGGATGTGACAAGACACTGGCGACATGTAGAGACAGATTCGATAACGTCGTCAACTTTAGAGGCTATGGAGTTCTTGTCCCCGGAAGAGACAAGATTTCCATATTCGGTGGCGCATGATTACTCAGCAAGAATTGATAGACGCTGCTCGACAGTGGGTTGGCGTCAAGTACATGCATCAAGGTCGAACTAGATTCGGCATAGACTGCATCGGCTTGATCATCGAAGTTGGGAAAGAAGTTGGGATACTTCCACAAGAATTCGATCAAGTCAACTACAGTAGGCTGCCGACATCTAAGAGTCAGCTTCTCTCTGAGATAGCGGCACGCTGTGAACAGACCAAGACACCAGAGCCGGCTTCGTTACTGGTAATCCAGTGGACGAGAGAGCCGTACCACGTCGCTATTTGTACTGGAACAACTCTGATTCATTCGAGCGCGACAGTAGGCAGGGTCGTTGAGCATGGCTATCGTCCTCCGTGGCCTGCGCTGACACTGTCATCGTGGAGACTTCCAGGGGTGATCTATGTCTAACGTCGGTCAAGGAATTCTGACGATCGGTGGTGCGATCGTTGGTTCATTCTTTGGATATCCTCAGCTTGGGTTCATGGTCGGGAGTCTGCTCGGGCAGACTTTCTTTCCGACGCAGTTACCGACTGTTCGTGGTCCTCAGCTGGATGATCTGGCTGTCCAAGGCTCTTCGCTCGGAGTTCCAATCCCAATCGTCTATGGAACGTATCGCGTAGCGGGCAACATCATCTGGTCAACCGATCTGATTCCCACGACGACTACTGAAGAGGTTGGTGGAAAGGGCGGACCGACGCAGCGCGTAGAGACTACGACTTACGCGGTAACGTTCGCTGTCGGGCTTTGCAACAGCGAGATTACTGGAATCCGCAGGATCTGGGCGGGTGGCAAGTTGATCTATGATCGAAGAGTACAGCAGTCAGGTGAATCAAATGAAGAGTATGCGGCGAGACAGGCTGCCGCTGCCGCGATGGACAGCCAAGCGACACTGTATCTTGGAACTGAAGAGCAGCTACCTGATCCAACGATAGAGTCGTACGAGGGACTGGGAAATGTTCCAGCTTTCCGTGGGCTGGCGTACATCGTCATTCGAGACTTTCAGCTGGCTGACTACGGCAACAATCTGTCAGGGACGGCGCTGTCCTTTGAGATCGTCAGCGGAGGAGAGATTCTGTTCAATGATGTCTATACGGTCTCTCCGCGAGTAGTCTATCCGTGGGTTTCGAATGTGAATGCTCCGTATAATCCGCGAAATGATCACTCAGTTGATGCTTTCTTCGCGATAAACGACGATAGCATTGGACAGCCTGGGAATATCGAGCAGCTCAATCTCTCTTCTCCACAGAATGCGATCGCAGCTATCTTGGCAGATACGTCAACGAGCCCAGGAGGACAGTTGATCGCTCCGACGCACTGGCCTGCCGTAGTTCAAGTTTCTGCATTTGCATCTAGGGACTTATCAGGATTTGGAGGCAATGAAGTATCGCCTCCTAATCTTTCAGAGTGGGGTAGAACTAGCGCAACGATGTCTGTTCCGGTTCCAGCGCAGAACATACACTCAACTACTCAATACTATCTGCCTCAAGGAGCTTCTGGTCCAAGTGACTACTTAGTGTATTATTCTGCAGAAGATGGGACACTGGCAGATTTCTTAACGGCGCTTGGTAGACCGGCAGGGACTGTTGTGTATGTCGAAGGAGACGTCGCTCCAAGTCTGTACAGGAAATTCTCATCAAGTATTGGAGGAGTAGCTACAGCGATCTGGAATCCGTACGGGTTAGCTGACAATGCGACGTTCGGTAGAGGCATCTCAGATGGCAGCGGTCTTTGGTATGCGTGCGCATCGATCATGGTGCAGGCAGTCCGTGTCCCGAGAGCACCTGACAATCCGTGCAATCCGCAAGGTCTGTCGCCCTATCCATTGAGTGAGCAGTATCCTGGGTTCTGTGTGATTGATGGTGTCTTTATTGAAGATGCTGATCTGTGGAACGAGGTGACGGGGCAGAACAATAAGGTCAACTCGAAGATGCTTCAGCGGTATAATCGCTGGACTGCTGGAAGTCCTCAGTCAATCTACCGCGATCAGGTCGGACCATTACTGGTAGATGAGGACCCGAACTACAACAATCAGGCATACTGGGAAGCTCTGTACAATCAGGCGGTCATTGATGGGCTGATGCCTGCCGGTCTTGTGTACAGTGCTGCGACTGGAGGAGGCAGCGACACGAGCTACCCGATGTATCCGACTGACGAGCGCTACTATGACATGACGAATACGCAGAGTACAATCTCTCCGAATTCGATCTCATTGCAGCAGGTTGTCGAAGACATCTGCCGTCGCTGCAATCTGGACGATACTCAAGTCAATGCAGCAGATCTTGTGACTATCCCTGTGGATGGCTACGCGATTGGGCGTGTCAGCGATGGTGCAGACGCTATTCAACCGCTTCGTCCATACGGTTTATTCGACGCTGTAGAATCCAACGCAAGATTGAAGTTCTTGCGGCGCGGCGGCGCTGTGGTCGCAACAATCCCTGTAGATGATCTGTGCGCGCACGAGGCCAACTCCGATCGTCCAACTGCGGTTGAAGTGACGCGTATTCAAGACATTGAGCTACCGCGCATGGTGCGGCTACGATACTCGATGTTCGACAAGGACTACGAGGTTGGTCAGCAGCCCGCGTCCCGTCTGAGAACGACTGCCAATCAGATCATTGATCTAGTGCTTCCGCTCGCTACGTCCGATCTGAAAGCCGCGCAGCTTGCAGACATCAATCTGTACGAGGCATGGCTGAATAGGAACACCTATAAGTTCGCGCTGTCTCAGAAGTATCTGCCGCTTGAGCCCACTGATGCAGTCAACATCGTTATTGACGGCGAGTTGCAGCGTGTAAGAATCGTATCGGAAGACTTCTCTATCCCGGGTATCAAGCAGATTGAAGCGGTACGTGATGGTGGACGCGACGCGTACTACACGAGCTATGTGACACCTGGAGTTCCGTTGTCGCCAGAACAGGGAGTAGTGGTTCTCGATGACACGGTTGGCTTTTTCCTTGATCTTCCTATTCTTCGTGACGCCGATGACAATCCTGGATACTACATCGGCATGCGTCAGGAGAACAACTTCGGCGCATGGCCGAGTGCCGCCGCGCTTCGTTCACTAGACGGTGGAGGTTCTTACTCTGCCGTAGCGACAGCCACTCGACAGGTCGTTTCCGGTGTCATCGTTGGGGTGTTCGATGTGCAATCAGAAGGAAATCCATCGGTCATTGACTACACTGTAACACTAACAGTGACGCTTGACAGAGCTTCTGATACACTGTCGTCTACTACGCTGGCGGCGCTCCTCACAGGAGCGAACGCGGCTGCGGTGGGAGCAGATGGACGATGGGAGATCATCCAATTCTTGACGGCGACACTAACTCCAGGGTCAGACGGAAATTCGTGGGAGCTGAGCGGGCTACTCAGAGGCCGTCGGGGTACAGAGCACGCGATCGGACTGTCTGAGATAGGCGATCGATTCATCATGCTCAACAACCTAGTGCGCGCAACGCAGGAGCTGACGGGCGTAGGTGTAGAGCGTCTTCTCAGAACGATAACATCTGGTCAAGCACTTGATGCGCAAGCTCCCGTGCCATTCACAGGTAATGGCGAAGGATTGAGACCGTTCAGTCCTGTACATGTTTCTGGATATCGAGATGGCTCAGGTGACGTACTCATCTCGTGGATCAGACGCAGTAGGTTCGGCCAAGAGCTCACGTCTGGTACAGACGTACCGTTAGGAGAAGAGACTGAGGCCTATGACATCGAAGTTTACGACGGTTCCGTGGTCACGCGCGAAGTGACCGTCAATGTTCAGAACTGGACGTACACGGAAGCAGACCAGATCACAGACTTCGGGTCCGCGCAAGCGGCTGTAACGATCAGAATCTACCAGATCTCTGCTACTGTAGGCAGAGGCAGACCAGCGGAGGCAGTGGTATGACGACGCCGAATTTAGGGCTTCCTGAACTCGCAGCGAGTCAGGCGAATCCGCACTTGACCGTCAATGCGGCACTACGAAGAATAGACGTACTGCTGAAGTTTGGAGTGCTCAGTTTTCAAACGCTGACAGTTCCGCCAGTGTCACCGGCAGAGGGTGACCTACACGTCGTCGCTGCGGCAGGAGCGACTGGAGCATGGCTGGGATTCGATGGTCAGATTGCATATCGAGCGAGTAACACTTGGCAATTCGTTGCTCCAAGAGAAGGCATGCTCGTGTACTTCGATCCAGCTCTGTATGTCTATACGTCGGGCGCATGGTTTCAGCTGTTCAACATACCGTGCGAGTCGCCCTGAGGAGATAGCATGACGACACCGAATCTTCAACTGGCGGAGCTGTCTGCGGGTCTTGCGCAGCCACACTTGACTCTTAATGAAACACTCAGAGACATTGACTCGATTCTTGATGGCGTCGTAGATTCAATTCAGGCGTTCAGTGAACCGAATTTCGACATCGAGGTGTATGGTACACGTCACATCATCACTGGGAATCCGAGCGGTGCTTGGACTGGCCGACCGATGTGGATCGCAAACTACAGAGACGGAGCATGGCACTACACCCGGCCGAGATCTGGGATGTTAGTCTGGTATCCAGGAGATGGAACTTTGAATGTCTACAGAGATGACGTGAACGGATGGTGGGGAATTGCGACGATTACGTCTCCGTAACCAAGATGAGAAGGAGTAGTTTGTGAGGATTATGAAAGACTTACATCTTCTGCCGAAAGATGATTCTCCAGAATCAATTCGGAACTGGCAACTTAGAGTAGCGTTAGTCGCGTGTTCCTCATGGATCATGTTGTACTTCGTCATAATTCCGGCGGCGCTTACAGGCGTACCGAGGCTCGGTGCACTAGCGTGGGCTAGAGATGTTGATCAGAAAGTGCAAGAAGCTATAGCACCGATCAATGATAAGATCGATAGGTTAGAGATGGCGGTGACTGATCAGACTGAGACTTCGAATGCGCTCTTATTAGAGTTGACTGAAAAGACACTGACTGAGATGAACAGGCGTAGATGTTCTGCACCAACGACGGAGGATCGAGACTACTGGCAGAGTCAGATGAACAAGCTCAAGCCGAGATATTTGAGGTATAGCGGCGGTATCTCGTATGAGCAGCGTAGTTGCGCTGATCTTTGATGGATAGCTCTATCACAATGACGGTACGTTACTCGTGCCCAGAATGCGGCATCGTAGATAGAGGGGTCGAAGTGAGAGAGCGGCGGGAAAACGAAGATGTCGTAGAGTGGGTAAGAATGGTGATGCGGATGACATGTGAAGATCATGCGGAATGCAGCCCGAAGTGTCATCCGAGTGAGTTGAAGAATCTGAAGATTCCACTTCCGCCCCATGCAGCATTCATCGGGCAGGTTACTAGACAGTGAGGTGATGTATGGGCGAAGAGTTTAAGAAAGCGTGGGCGCGGACGCACGCGGCGGAGGGTGGATATTCTAATCATCCGAATGATCCGGGTGGCGAAACTAATCATGGGATTACGTTCCGTGTAGCGAGAGCGAATGGGTACACTGGATTGATGCGTGACCTACCCGCACCACTCGCGGAGAAGATCGCAAAGATGGAGTACTGGGACCGCATTCGTGGCGATGACATCGCGGCGCTATCGCCAGCAATCGCCCATGAGCTGTTCGATACTCACTTCAACATGTGGAGCGGTGCTGCCGGTAAGTTCCTTCAGCGAGCGCTCAATGGACTTAATCGTCAGGGAAAGGATTACCAAGATCTGAACGTTGACGGAAATATCGGCCCAGTGACGGTTGGTGTGCTCCAGAAGTTTCTGTCTCTTCGTGGCAGAGATGGCGAGACAGTCATGCTCAGACTACTCAATGCGCAGCAGGCATGTGACTATCTCAGGCAGTGTACTGAGAGCGTCGGTAAGGAAGAGTTCTTATTTGGATGGGTAAGGACTCGGGTGTTGATTTAGTTCAAATGGGGAGCTCGGAGATGTTGCACGGTGAGGATGTCATCCCCCTCTTGAAATCGTGGAAACGCTTCGAGTTCCCCTCCATTCTGGAGGTAGCATGACCACGGCGATGTTGATCACGATCGGACAGCTTGCGCTGTCTGTCATCTATCTGGTCGGGTACTTTACGATCATGATTTTATTCATGCTCGGCTATTCTAACATCCCCGAGAACCTCAAGGACACGTTCACGTCACTGGTGTCTATCTTGACAGCCTTCGGTGGCGCGATCGTATTCTTCTGGTTCCAGCGGTCTCGTAGCAAAGATGAGCAACTTTCAATGAACGAGCGTATCAGCTAAGGAGGTGTGAGATGTTGAGTGGATACAAGACGTACATTTTCAATGGCATCATGGCGATCATTCTGCTCGTGCAGATGTTCTCACCGGAGGCGGAGATGCCGACGGCGGAGGCAGTTGAGGGAGCGGCAGGCGCAGTCGAAGAGGCACTGCTCGCAGTGACATTGGTAGGAAATCTGATCTTGCGGGCGATCACGAACTCGTCTGTGTTCTTCAGGAAGTGAGGGTGACATGAAGAGAGTCAATAGTATTGAGCGTAGCATCTTCGTGATGCTGGCCGCTTTCGTGGTACTGGCTGGCTGTGCCGCTCTGGGAGTACAGACTCCGAAGACGTTCGAGGAGCGAGTGGCGGCAGGGTACGCAACGATCGAAGCGGTAGCAGACACGGCAGGTAGTCTGCTCGATGCCGGTAAGATCACGGTGGACGATGCCAAGAACGTCGTGGAGCATACTCGGGTGGCGCATGCTGGTCTTGTCATTGCAGAACAGGTTAGGGCCACGGATCCAACAGCGGCTGAGAATCGTCTGGTGGCGATCATCACGGCGCTGTCTGCGATCAATGACTACCTGCTTTGCAAAGAGACCCCGGCAACGTGTTCTTCACCGTAGGAGGATGAGACATGGATCCAATGGCAATCGGTCTGCTGCTATCGAATCTGCTCAAGTTGGCAGATTTCGGAGCAACGATCTTGAAGGCACACTCGGAAGGAAGGACGCTGACGCCAGAGGAACTGGCAGCGTTTCGCGATAAAGCGAAGAGCGCGATCGATGAACTCGACGCGAAGATTGCCGCTCATGGCGGCTGAGTAGAAAAACCCGCCGAGTGGCCGCTGCTCGGCGGGGCTTACTGGCCGGCTTGATCGTGACTGGGAAAC